AATGAGGAAGGTTCTATAAAAGCTAAAGGGTGTGAAACTGAATCAGTTTGGCAATGTGAATACCCGGCTAATTTTTCTGTGTTACATAAGGTGTTTGGAGATAATTTTCAACAAAGAATGGTTAATGATAAATTTGATGTTGGTAATAGTGTTACTATAGTTAAAGCATATGAAGCAGTAACTAATTATTTAGGTTTTTCATTTTTGGAGGCGGGTAAAACTATGGGATTAGCTCCTTATGGTAAAGATAATTCTAATATACCTCAATTATTTAAAGATAATAGGGCATCTAAAGATATATTCATCCCAGATTATCCTAGAGGTGCTTATATAGATGATCAATCAAATCCCGTTTTTAGACGTAATAGAGATCCTAAAAATTTTCATCATAATTTTAATGAAGTACTAGATATAGAAAAAGATCTGGCATACAAAATACAACAAGAAACACAGGAAAAAGTAGGTGATTTAATTGAACAGGCAATCAATATAACTAAAATAAATCAAGTAGTATTGGCTGGTGGTTATGGTTTAAATTGTGTTGCTAATTACTATTTACAAAAACGTTTTCCTAATGTAGAATTATATTGTGAACCCATTTCGCATGATGGAGGAACAGCAATAGGTGGTGCAAAATTAACTTGGCATGGTAGTAATAATGATAAAACAATAAGAAAACAAACATCGTTATATTATGGACCAAAATATTCTAAAGAACAATTAAACCAATCAGTATTACAAGTTGAAGATAAATTTACCACTTATAAAGGTAATCCTAAAGTTGTGGCTGAATTATTAAATGAAGGTAATATAGTAACATTATTTCAGGGTTCGAGTGAGGCGGGTCCTAGGGCATTAGGTAATAGATCTATTTTATATAATGCTACTGATCCTAATGGTAAAGAATTTGTTAATAAAGTGAAAGGTAGAGAATGGTTTAGACCGTTTGCGGGTACTGTATTAGAGGAAGATGTTAATAAATGGTTTGATTTAGCAGGTATGGATTCATCTCCATTTATGATGTATGCCGTGGATGTTAGAACCCTTCATCCAACACAAGATCAGGATCCTGTACCCTCTATAACTCATGTAGATGATACTTGTAGAATACAAACAGTAAATAAAGACCAAAATGAACATTATTATAATATAATAAATGAGTTTAAAAAATTAACTGGTGTACCTATTGTATTTAATACTTCATTTAACTTAGCAGGTGAACCATTAGTAGAAACTATTAATGATGCTATAAATGTTTTACTTAATAGTGATATAAAATATCTTTACTTACCAGAAATAGAACTTATATTAGAGAAAAAATGATGGATCCTAAGTTACTTACTATAGGTTTTTTATATTTTGTTGTATCGGCTACTGCTATTTGGTTTCAAACTCATGCTCAATTTTTTAATGATTGGTCTAAAGACAATGCTTTATTAGTTGCTATACCCGGATTTGTAATTTCATATTGGTCAATAAAAGCTACTGAAAATATAGCCGCAGCATACGATGGAGCAGTATGGCCAGCTAGATTAATTGGTTTTGGAGTAGGCATTATTTTATTTTCAATACTTACTTGGCTTATATTAGGTGAGAAAATAGAGATTAAATCTGCTGTATGTGTTTTATTAGCTTTTTGTATATTAATTATTCAACTTTTTTGGAAATAAATTTGGCTACCCAGGAGACCTTTCGTATATTTACAGGGTAAATAAGTAATTAATTAATATAAAGGTTATGAGTAATTTTAAAAGATTTGATAGACATGAAGTGTTTGAAATGGAAGACACGTCATTCGTATTAGATATTATTGGTAAAGTTGATAAGTATGACTATGAAGATGGTGGTGCCGAAGTTTCTAACATGTTATTTGGATTGTTTGATGGTTATTGGTATTCTGATTTATACAGAATGTTAAACGATAACTTAAAAGTATCAACATACGATGTTGCTATAATGGATGAAGTGTTGAGTAAAATTTCTAAGGCAATTAACATGGATCAAAGTGAAGAAAAAATTTATTTTAATTAATTAATAAATAAAAGGTTATGCAAATTAAAGATTTAAAAGTAGGTCAATTATTTCAAATGGAAGGATTAGATATGGATGGTAATACTGTTCAAGCTGATTGTACGTTAAGAGCTTATAATGGAATGAATAAATACGTTGTGGAATCAGATGGTATTACTATATTATATGATGGTGAAGATGTTATTACAAAAGTTTATAAATAAAAGGTTATGGCAATTAAAAAATTAAAAAATAGAAGTAGATTAGAAATTGATTTAACAGGGCCAGATGGTAATGCATTTGCATTATTAGGTCGTGCTAAAGGTTTATGTGCCCAATTAGGCATTCCTTTTAAACCACTAAGTGATAAAATGACTAGTGGTGATTATGAAAATCTAGTTAAAGTATTCGATGATACGTTTGGAAATTTTGTTACATTATATAGATAATATTATGACTAAATGGATAGAATATAAAGGTAAAAGAAAAAAACTATTTGGTGAATCCGAAAGTGGTAATCCTATAGTTAAAATGAATGGTAATTTAGTTCAGATTCCCATTGAGTATACTAATTATGAACCAGAAGAATGGATAAGTAATTCACTTTATAGCAGCTAATAATATGAATAAAACAACAGTAATATATCCAAATGAAGATTTAATCACATTTGATAATTTAAAAATTGAAAATAATAGGGATGCAGGTCCAGATGCTAAAGAAGCAAAAGAAATATTTGATAATGGATATGGAGTTCTAATAGAACAAAATAGACGAACATTAGGTAACAGAAATAAGTTATGGCAAGTAACTTTAATAGATTCCGAATGGGAAGAGATAGTGGAGGATTCTAAAATATCAAAAGATGGTGTTTGGGAATATTGTGATGAGGATGAAGTAAATGAAATATTAAAATTAATACAAACAGAGTTATAATGGAACAAATTATTGAAATTAAAAAAAATAAAACTAACTATGTCCAAATTGAACTTAGAGAATATGAAGGGCATGAGTATGTTGACGTAAGAGAATTTTACGATAGTCAAGATGGTAAACGATTACCCACTAAAAAGGGTATTACGTTTTCTCCTAAGGTATTAGAAGAAGTAATTGATGGGTTGTCCATGTTGAAGGATCAAATGAATGGATAAAATAAATGAAGTAGAAAAATGTGTGTCATGTGGCACAACTACTCCTTATGTTATGAGACAATCAATTCATGAAAGGTTATATTATATAGAGGGAGCAGGACAATTATGTGAGGATTGTCATTATAAAATCTACGGTTAATTAAAAATAAAGGTTATGGAATGTGTAAAAGATGTTTTTGCGATAATGGGTTTATTTGCTACTTGTCTTGCTTTGTATCACTTCATTGGTGATCAAATTGCGATATACAAGATAAACAAAAAGTGGAAAAATAAAGATAATGTTTAAAACAATAATTCAAAATTGGCTAAAAGAAATAGTTAAATCTACTCCTAATGATCAAGAATTGGGTGCTAAAATAAGACATCTAGTTTACGAAACAGAATTAGAAAATAAAGCCAATAATAAATCCAGCGATGACTAATAAGACTCAGTTAAGAATTTTTTGATGGATGTGTCACCTAGGAATACGGATATACAATTGAACACCGTCATTGTGGGTGATCTAAAAATGTACTTTAGTGCTCGTGGCAACAATAAACACTACAATTTGGAATATTTTATTAACATGAAAACGGGGGAGAAAACCGATTACCATGAGAGTAAATGATAAATTGATTGGCGAGATTGCATTTGGGTTGTACATGATTTTCTACATTTGGTGTGTGTATGAGCTGGTATTTGTATGCAAATGTTAAACATAAACACGCTGGTATTCAATGCGTAACAGCGCTATAAAACGGTTATAATTGTAATGATACCCAATCCACTATATGCGATAGTAAATGCTGTTAAACGCGTTACCCCTTATATTATATATGACAATAATGATATAGATAGATAATGAGTTATGTATATTTGTATAGATATATTACCAAAGATAATGGTGCATTTGATAGATTGGGTGCGTGGTGTATGCTTATTTGCATGCAGGCAACCAAATTTCTCATATGACGAAGTATATATTTGCAGAATCAACAATCGTTACCGCATGAAATAAAAAGTATTTGCAATTAAAGCGCGTTTAAAATGAGAATAATACAAAAATTAAATAAAATTACAAATAAATTTGGGGCCCCGGGGTGGGGTTCTTATATTAGCATGTATAAAAAATTGGAAATATGGTCGAAACCGGTTTTAAAATAGAGCTAACACACCCAGGTGTACATTGTTTATTGGGATTCCAGAAATGGGATGCTGATGGTGATGAACCGTATAATACATTTAAGATACATTTACTATGGATCACGTTAAGGTGGGATTGGGAGTAACATATTTCCGCTTCACACTTCGATACTACCCGCTTGCCTTTACTCGCCCAAGTGCTTTGGGCGGGGGATGATCCTAGTGTATATTTACTATAAACTGTTAATATGGCAACACTTAGAGAAATATACGATGAATTAGAAAGAATACATGGCGATATCACAGACTATGTAGAAGAATGCGACAATGGCAACTTATCCAGCGATTTAACCATGAACGTGGAAAATCCCATGGAATCATTACTGGTTGCGCTAGAGACGTTAATTGACGACAAAGATGCCGGAATTTACGATGATAGAGAAATTTATGAAAATCCTGAAGATTTTGATTGATAGCGGGCCGATCGCGGATTGTGATCGTACCGCTCCCACGATCGCCACGGTCCATCGATGGTGCGTGGATACCGCAAAAAAGGTTGATGGATTCATTCATCTTCTACGATTTTCCACATCGATTAGTATATACAAATATATTTTATGCGAAAATTATGGCGGTATTGGGCAAGAGCCCTAGGAGAAAAAATTGGAGAGACAGATGGGCGCGCAGATAACGTTGCCTTTATTAGAACTCTCATTATATTACAAGCAGTTATAACAAATGTTTTAATAGCATGGAATATAATTCGCAGATGGGATGAGTAGAAAAATACCAGAATGGTCAAAATTAACATGGAATTGTGGATGTGGCGCACTAAATGCGGGATGGTTAGATAATTGTGGAAAATGTGGCAAAAGTAAAAAAGAAAACGAAAAAGAATACGCCAAAAATTATAATGTGTTCTCAGTGTAATGAAGAATTTACAAATGGTTATGATTACCGCATGCATTGGGAAAAACATTATGATGATTATATAAAATACGGAATAGATTATGCCAGAAAGAAAGCAGAAAAAATTAAAGGATACCCCCTTACTAGATCAGGTTCAACTTGAGCGTGAATTATGGAACGCGGCATTGCGAGTTCCTCCTCCTCACCGTAGTAAAAAGAAATATTCTCGCAAGGGCAAGGCCCGTTTTAGGGATTTTGACAAAGATTTATAGATTCGCAACCTCTCCGTAAAAAAATTTTTCCATATCCGCAAGAGTATATATTTATATGCATATAATTGTAGATATGATAACATTCCTTTATAGCACCGCGCAATTTTTATTATTCTTCGGTATCTTCTATGCTATTTTGCATTATCTTAAACCAGATATCAAATTATTTGGGCAAGTGGTAATTGGCATAAATGTATTTGCTGTTTGGCTCTATATAGCAGGTATATTCAATCAGTCTATATTGTGGGCCGATGCATCACCTAAGATATTTCTACACGGGATTGTCGCCGTTATCATTTATACTATATTAAAATTGGAGAATGAGAAGTGAAGATTACGTAATTTTATCGTTAGCTGGTTGTTGGTTGCTTTTTTGTTTAATATCTTGGATACAAAGTAAATGATTAAACGATTCTTATATAACTTAGCAATGAAATCGCCAATCAGAAAATGGGCGTTATCATTAACGGGATGGAAATGGTTAGCGTGGCAATTAATAGCAGGCGGTATATTTTTTGTTATATTAGAGATTTTATTAAATCTCATAGGAATGACGATGATTCCTTGGAAGTAATGCACAGGAGGCTTGGAGTCCCAAGATATTGTTCGTATATTTATGGCATAAATAAATAAGTTAATTAATTAAAATAAAGGTTATGGAGTTAAAAAATTATTCAGATTTAAATTCATTTTTAAGAGATTGTAGTATTGAGGACTTAAAACATATAAAGTCCCGAGTTAATTTAATGATTGAAAGTAAAACTATAGATGCTAACGTAAATATAAAAGTTGGATCTTGGGTTAAAATAAATCACAGAAAATGTATTGGTAAAAAGTATACTGTTGAGAAAATCAATAGAAAAACTTATATACTAAATGATGGTAAAGGTGCTAGAATTAAAGCATCATTAGGTTTAATTGAATCAATTTAAAGGTTATGAGATATATGAATCAAGATTATGTAGTACAAGAATTGTTGGGTATGATTAGTGCCCGACAAATAGAGGGGGAAACATTCCCCGAATTATCAAATGATAGAATTTTATCAATTGCGGATTCGTTTTTATTCGAATGGAATGAATTAGGAGATCCGGATGCTAACTTTGAATCAATGTTAGCGTGGACATTAGATCAAAATTTAACACACGCTTAATATGGAAAAGTTAATAGTAGAATTTGATACCGGAAAGGTAACCACTTATAATGTGGTTATCTTCAGAACATATAAAAAAGGTGTTAAAGAAATTTTATTTACCGAGGTAAACAATTTCGTTAAAAGATCCGATGTGGTAGATTGGAAAAAAGTTACTCCTAGAAAAAAAAGAGGAGAAGGAGATAGTATATCTTCTAAGTATATTGGTAATAATATTCATGAGAATATAGAAATGCCAATGTCTATAGCCCCCGAGATAGTAGAATTTGCTAAGGGTGATGGTAAAGGATTTACTAAACAAGTAGTAGATAAATGGAATAAGCATTTAGATTTTGATTTACATTCAAAATTTGAAAGATATGGTTTCACGGGTTCATCAAGACTAAACACAATATTTAAGATATGAAAAAGAAAACAGGCGAATGGATATTATATTGGATGCTCGTAGCATTGACGTGTTTAGGTTTTGCTACAAGTTGTACTCCAGAACCCCTCTGGGTTGACCATTCCGAATTTTTAATAGATAATAATGAAAAATTTATTCCAAAGGCGTTCATCGTCAAAAACAAAAAATACCAAGAAGTATATATTGACTCGCTCGAATCAGATACGTACTTCTTACTCTACGCCGAGGCAAATAAAATGCCCGAGCGCTACCGCTATAATGGCGAGTATAATATTTGGGCCTCCTTTTCTACTCCTAACCGCTATAACGATGGGACTAACACTAATTTTGTTGATAACGTTCCTTATGTTAGTTCTAACAGCGTTAGGTTTGATCGTCCTAGAGTCTTTAATGGTAAAGTACAAGGCTATCAACCAAAAGAATTGGATCTCTACACTAAACAAACTGTTGGACCAATACACCAAACAGCCGTAAAACGGCGCGACACTATATCAATATATATGGACGTGACATTTGACGATGAGTGGTTTGTTAGGGACACGTTATTCGTTGTTTTACGCCCAAAATAGTATATATGTATTATGGAATATACTCATTTTAGGTTAGCTCTTTAATAAGGAGTCTGGCTGAGTCAAATTAACAAAGTTTTAAAAATATGGATGCAAGAAATATATTAGAAGGTTATTTAAACCAAATGCAAGATGCTCACAAAGAATTTAGTGGAGCAAAAAATAGTTTAATGGAATTAGCTTTAGCTCCTTTTGAACCTTTATTTATTAAAGATACTGAAGGAATGAGAGTTGCTTCTCGTTTGAAAAAAAGTGATATTAAAAATTTATTAAATTCAATTGATAATGATTTATTACCTATGTTTGAAGAAAACAAATATAAAGAAGGAATAGATAAAATAAATGAATGGAAAAAGCTTCTTGAAGAAAATTTGGAGAAGCAAAAATAAATTGGTACCTTCTAAATACGAAGGTTTGAAAAATTGATATTTATAAAATGGGGGTTTAAGAGAAAATGAGAAAAAAAGGGGTAGGGGAAATAACGTTGTATACGATTGACGATTGTAAATTCTGTCAAGCCACAAAAGGTGCACTCTCTCACCTCAGAATCCCATTTAAAAATATTGATGTTGAAGAAAACGAACACATGGGCGACTATCTTGAGCGCCATCTTAAAACCGAGTTTTATCCCATCATATTTTTTAGAAAATCAGAAGAAGAATATGTTTATATACTTTCAGAGACAAACTTGGAGGAACTAAATCACATTCGTATATTTAATACAATAGAGGAAGCCATTGAAATTCTTCTAAAATATTATTATGAATTATAAAATATAATTAATGGTTTTAACAGCGGAGCAAATTAAGGAGAACTATGAAGTTCTTATTAGGGGTATAGAAAAATACGTAACGGGTGATAGACAGCAGAAATTTCTAGACTTTTATAATAGTTTAGATGATCGTATTGCCCTACTCCCTGCTTCACACAAAAAAGCTTATCATAATTGTTTTCCCGGTGGTTATGTTGAACACGTAGTTCGTGTTATTACGGCCGCATTTAAGCTAAATGATGTTTGGTCGGAAATGGGAATGGCAGATACTTTTACTGAGGAGGAGTTATTTGTCTCCGCTTTAAACCATGATTTAGGAAAAATAGGCTCACTTGAAGAGGTTTCTGTTTTTCCATCTACAGATGAATGGAGAAAGAAAAATTTAGGAGAAATGTATACTTTTAATACAAAAAATGAATACATGACAGTCCCAGACCGTTCATTATTTTTACTTCAACAAGCAGGTATTCAATTAACAACCAATGAATTCATTGCTATTAAAACACATGATGGTTTATATGATGAGGCAAATAGTCCTTATTTAAAAGGGTTTATGCCTGAAACTAAACCGCGTACTTCACTCCCTTATGTTTTACACCAAGCTGACCTCATGGCAGCAAGAATAGAATTTGAAAAAGAATGGATAGGTAAATTTGATAATAAAAAACCTAAACAAAAAGTTTCAAAACAAGATCGAGTTAATACTAACTTAGATAAAATAGGTTCTGGAAAAGATAATTTAATGAATTTAGTAAAGAATCTCTAATGGATGCAACTACTATCGTATTAGTCAATGTTGGTGTTTTTAGTATTGGGGTTATTTCTTACATTATTTGGAATCTAATGAGAAAAAATGAAAGATTAGAGGACGAAATAGTAAAAAGGGATAATTATATAGAAAATATTACTACAATAATGTCAGAATCGGATCGAAAAATTAAGGAAATCGATTCAAAACAAACATTCCAATCAGACGATGAAATAGGTTGGTTCTTTTCAGGAATCAAGGAGATTCAAGAACTTATAAACGAGTATAATATAAACAAATGAATCCACCTATTGATGAGAACTTGCAGGGGAACATTCTAACTCCACCTAAAAGGGATGAAGGTCCAATGTACACTAAAAAAGGTACATTAAGAAAAAGAAGACCTAAAACAAAAAACCAATACTTTACAGCCGATACTGAAGAGGCTATTATAGAGTATTTAAATACTACTGACGAGAAAAAACGTAATCAAATATATAATGAACGTATTTGGTATGGTTTTCATAAATTAACTGAAAACATAATCCATACTTTTAAATTTTATTATACCGAAGTTGATACCATAGCCGAGTTACAACATGAAGTAACTACTTTTTTACTAGAAAAGTTACACTTATATAAACAAGAAAAAGGTAAGGCATTTTCCTATTTTGGTACTATTGCAAAACGTTATTTAATACTTTATAATAATAATAATTATAAAAAATTAAAACAAAGAGCGGAAGTAGATGCTGTAGATAAAGATCAATCTATAACTATTGATTTAGTTAATAACCAATCCATAGATAAACCTAAGGATGAAGCTACAGAATTTATAGAGTATTTAATAAAATATTTTGATTTACATCTGTTTGATCATTTTCCAAAACATGAGGATGCTAGAACAGCAGATGCTATTTTATCTTTATTTAGAAGAAGAGAACATATAGAATTGTTTAATAAAAAAGCTATTTACATTTACATTCGTGAGATGACTGATCAAAGTACTCCACAAATTACTAAAGTATTAAAACGAATGAAGAAAATATATAAAAAATTGATGGCTCAATATATTGAACATGGTACTGTTAGTATGAAATTCTAATTCTTTAGTACATCTATATTTATATCCAAAGCATAGACTATGGATTTTTCACAAGTAAAATTATTTGGAAAGAAAAATTTTTCCGATCTTTTAAAAGAAATTCACACTAATCAAAAAGATAAGGAATCACAATTACGTTCTTTAATAGAAGGTTTAAAACCACTAATAACATCCCCAGGTGAAGCTACCATGATTGTACCTTTAATAAAGGAATATATGGAATTAGCTATAAAAAATGACGATGCCTTAATAAAAATGGCTGGTATAGTACAACGTGCTATGAATAGTAAAATAGCAGAGGGTGACGAATTACTTTCCGAAGAAGATAAAGAAATGTTATTTAGCTCACTTCAAGAATTAGATAAAAAAACAGAACAACCAGTAATAGAGGATGCCAAGCCAGCTTGATTTTAGTAAAAATATAGGTAGCACTAGTAATAGAAATTCTTTTAATGGAATTTCTGATGCTCCCGGCTTTATCCCTGTAAGGGTAAAAAAAGTAAATATTGTACCTGAAGAAAATGAGGAATCATTATTCCAAAATGCAGGAGAATATTGGGGTGTAGGTGCAATCACTTTTGAAGCATTAAATAGATCCACAGCTATAACTGATATTCCTCAAGGAACTATAGCTTTACCTCTTAACACTAGTGTTAGAACTTTACCATTAGTAAATGAAATTGTTTTTGTAACATTGGGCCCCTCCCGAAGTAGATTATTAGGTGGTAACCCTGATTCAAATACATTTTATTATACAAACTCTATACCAATATGGAATAGTACGGATGTAAACGCATTACCTTCTTCTGTAACATCTGGAGATGCTAATACAAATAGCAATACAGCAGAAGATGTACAATCCGGAATACCTAATAACCCTAATAACCCTAAGGGAGGTGCTCCATTAGGAGATGTCTTTAGGGATCAAGGAGATATTAAAAATTTATACCCACAGGAGGGAGATGTTATATTTGAAGGTAGGTTTGGTAATTCCCTAAGATTTGGTTCTACAGGAAAAATAGATGGAGATTTTAGTGAGTTTGATGTTAGTCCCCAAAATCCATGGAGTCAAAACGGTGAAACTGGAAACCCTATAACAATATTAAGAAATGGGCAAAAACAGGAAGCTATTAAATTTGATGTATGGCAACCCATTTTTGAAGATATAAATGCTGATTTATCATCTATTTATTTAACTTCAAATCAAAATGTACCTTTACAAATTGCCTATTCTAATTTAAAATCTTATGGATTAGATGTTACACCTCCTGAGGATACAACTGCAGAATTTGAAAAAATAGGAGAAGATTTAGGAGATCAGTTTACTTCAAATAATGAATCCGATGACATTAGTAATACTAGGGATTCAATAAATGTAGAACCAGATTTAAGTACAGATCCTAATTTAGCCCAAAAACAAGCAGCTATTCAAGGAACTAATAATAACCAAAGAATAAGTGATTCGGCTGCTTCTGTCCCAAGAGAGGAACTAGAACCTAATGCCGCAGTATTAGCCCAACAATCCATAAGTAATCGAAGAAATAAATCTGGAAGATAATGTTACAGTTTTTTATAGACATATATGATATATTAATAGAGTTATACCAACAATTTTTTGGTGTACCTGAGGGAATATCTTATGCTTTATTTGGATCAAGAAAAAGAAAAAAAGCAAAAAGAGCTCTTAATAAGGCACAAGGAGAAATAGACCAAAAATTAGATAGTAATTTAAATTCAATTCCAACTGATGAATCCAACTCAAATGTTGAATCTACAGAATTTGTAGGTGGTGAAGCTAAAGTAGGAGAAGATGTACCCGATGTTCCTTTTATACCTAGTTTTCCTTATACTGGGAGGCAAATTATATTAAATTCTGGAAGGGTACACCTTAATGCAGCAGATGATTTTGTTTTAATTAATTCAAAAAAATCTATATCTTTAGCAGCACCCGGAAGTGTAAATTTAGATACTGAAGGTGCATTTATAGTTAATGCAGAAAAAATAAAATTAGGAATAGGTGATAAGTCTAATCACCCTATAGCTAAAGGAGATGCAGTAGAAGCTACTTTTTTTTCTATAACCCAACAATTATCCGACGCTTCAGCCTCATTGGCTAATGCTACTGATTCTTCAGGTGGTGAAATTACAGCATGTAAGGCCGTAGCCCAAAATTTTAGAGTTATAATTCAACAAGTTAATCAAAATTTAGAACGTATAAGTTCAACTAAAAACTTTACTCAATAATGCCTGGAACAGTAGGAACCATACCCGAAGTTATAACTAAGGCTAGAAATAGTACAGGTAAATTTATAGTCAAATTAAAATCAGTTAATAACGATATTATATATGGTAAAAAAACTGTTGATAATTTAGAATTATTAACTGCTAAAAAGGATGATCCTAAGGCCAGAAAGAAACTTTTAAATAATACTAATTTTCTTAGAGACCCCAGTATAAATTCATTAACCAATGTAATACAGGTACTTAATGGATACGAATTATGTAACCCTGCATCATTTGCTTTAACGCAGGCGTTCCCCCCAGGTAGTGAAGGTGCAGAACTTTTTGGTAAAGTTCAAGGAAAAATAAGAGAAATATTTGAAGGATTTAGAAATTTTTCTTTAGCACCTGGTATAGGAGAAGTTACTGGAGCCACAACTAATACATCTGTAAGATTTGAAAGGAAACAAAAATTTCCTATAAATTTACCTCCTCTTAAAAATAATGCTTCATACCCTATTAGTGAGGGAACCGTCCTTACTTTAGTAAGTACTGATCCTAGAATAAGGGCTAGCATGAAAGGACCAGTTATTGCTATTGATGGAAACTCTTTTACAATAGGTATAGATACTGCCTCTACTCAAACTCCCCCTAAAGATCCAGATACAAAAGAAGATTTTAAAACAAATGTATTTGATGTAGAATTTACAAAACAACAAAATAGTGATGTACAAGCACTATCTAAGGAACTAGAATCTATTTCCGAACTTTTAAGAGAAATAGGGTTCCAAGATATATTAAATGATTTAAATGGTATCCCAAGAAATTTTCCTGGTGTAGGTAAAATTAGAGAAAAGTTTATAGAAGTTAGTGATTTTATAAATAAAACAGGTAAATTTGCAGCTCAAGCGGGAGATGAGGCATCCGATGCTTCCCAATTTTTAGCTGGGGGTCTTACTTCTAGACAAGTATTAGAAGGATCTAGATTATTTGGAGATTTCTATAGAAAATTAGAACCTATTGTTAATTTTCAAAATACCTTAACTACGGGGTTTAAAGATACAATTGAAGATTTAAATACTATACTAAGAGGTGCTATACCTTTTGAAGAATTATCTAAATTTGTACAATTTGTTGTTAATTTTGCAAGAGTTATACAGGGAGTAGTTAGTATGTTAATTGCCCTACTTAAAACCATTCAAAGTATAGTTAAAATTTTAACCACTATATTAAAAGTGTTTCAAGTAGTAATAAAAGTAATAAAAGTAGCTATAGTGGCCCTACCCTCTCTATTTACAACTGTAGGTATAATTCAAGTTTTAGTAGATAAAATAGAACAAGTAGAAGGGGCTCTTTCTACTGCAATTATGTTTTTGGAAGTAATAGATGGGTTTTTATCCCAAGTTATACTCCAATTAACTATAACTAAACAAGCATTACAAACTCTTATAGATGAAGGAGCACAATTAGCAGCTAAATTAGCAAGCTGTGCAGCTTTAAGTGGAAATGGAATGGGACCATCTATGGAAGGAATGGTTAATGCCCTAAGAGATTCCCTAAGAGGATTAACAGGAGCGGGAGTAGGAGAGGATTACTATCCAGATGACCCCAATGCACCCGGAAGAGGACTACAAGCAGACCAATTACCAGATGGTGTAGGTTCATTTGTTACTTTACCTAATGGAGAAATAATGTTTGTAAATGATTCTATAATAGGATTTGATGAAAATGGTAATCTAATATTTTATGGTAATTTACAATCACTATCTACTGGAGTAAACTTCAATGATACATTAGGACAAGATTTTAGAAATAGAAATTTAAAATATTATACTTTTGATAAATTTAGAAATTCACAAGCAGACATGCTTGAAGCAGGAGATAGAATTGCAAATGAAAGAAATAATAGAATTAAGGAAGTAGACGTAAATGACAGATTTGGAAACTTTGCAGAAATATATAAAGGGTATACTATAAAAATACAGGAAGAAATAGAAGATAATGTTAATGCTCAAACAGCAACAAGAAGAAGAGGTATAGCTTTTGATAGTGCTGAAAAGATAGTAGTATCTACTGATTTAACATTTTCGGATAATTTATCCCAAATAGTAAATGAAGTAAAATTTTTAATAGATAGAGCTATAAAGGCTGGTGTAATTGGTGTTAACACATCAGATTTACAAGCTAATGAGCCAAGTGATGATGATGTTGTTGATCTAGTAGAAAGTATTGGGGGAGATAAAACAGCTATATCTAATATAAGAGCGGATAAAAATAATAAAATAGCCGCTAGTGTTCCTACTAAATCTGGTAAACCTACAAAATCTAGAGTTGGTAATAGACCTTTTGAATCTAATGCTAATCAACCTATTACTGCTAGAGGAAAAACTGATGGAGGTTCTCCTCAAAAACCAATTAATAAATCGGGTATAGCTCAAAGTGGATTAGACGAATTTATAAAAGAAACCCCTTCATTAAATACTTTAGCTAGTAATTTAGGAAGTATAAATAGAGCTACTACTAGTCAATTATCTAATATTTTAAGAGACCCTGGAGTAGAAAATATGAGTGAAGAAGAATTAGTAGAAAAAATAAAAGGAGATATATTAAGTGGATTAGATCCTAATCCTGAAAAAATAGAGGAAGTAAAAGCTAAAACACAACAATGGTATCAAGGAATTAGGGCTAGAGCATCTATAGATTTCCAACAATTAAAAATCCAAGCAGTAGCGGCTAAACAACCTGATCCTGAATTTGAACCATATGTAACTGCTATTGAATTAAAAGAAATTCCTAAATGGATTAGGTTACTTAAAAGAAAAAAATATACTGAAGCAGAAATTAATTCTGGTTTAGCAAATGAAGGATTAACAATAAAATATGATATAGTAATAGAGGATGATGGAAAAATAGATATCAGAAAAAAACTTGCTTTTAAGGAAGGTAATTTTAATAATACTTAAAAATAAAATATGATTTCACTTATCTTACAAATAATTAAATTTGTTATTGTTAGATTAGCATCCGCTAGAATTTTAAGTGGATTTAATTCACAATTATTAAAAATAGATGCTTGGTTAGAAAAACATCTTAATATTGATTTAATTAAACAGGAAGAAAAATTTTATCAAAAATATCCTAATATTGAAAAAAGACTAAAAAAACTAGAAGAAAAATTAAACGAATAAAAAATACATTAAATAAATATTTATAATCATGAAATTAGAAGCTTTTAAAAAAATAATTAGAGAAGAAGTAAGAGCGGTAATTAAAGAAGAACTATCATTAATTATGCAAACTCCTATAACCGAAACTAAAACAGTAAAAAAGCCGGTTGTAGAAGTAAAAAAAGAAAAAACCTCACTATCCAATATTATAGAAGATCCAAAACCACAACAACAACAATCTAAACCTTTATTTGAAGGACTAGGAGCAATATCAGATGTTTTAAATCAAACTCACGTTGAAGGTGGATGGAGAGATATGGGTAGTATGAAAGCAAATGATGCAGTTTCATATCAAGGAGGAATGCCGGGACAAGAAACTAAAGTAGTTAGTTCGGTTAATGATATGGTAGCAGGACAAAGAACATCAGATATTAATCAAGTTAGCATTAATTCTGTACCAGATTTTTCTGGAGTAATGAATAATTTAAAAACTAATGGTAAAATATAGTGGCTGATTATCAATTTAAAAATATAGATATATTAGATTTAAAACCTAGCACTGGTGTAGGTATAAAAGTCCCCTTTGATGGTGAAACGGGTATTAATACCACGTTTACTACTCAAGATGCTATTAAATCTAATTTATTAAATTTTTTGTTAACTGGTAAAAGAGAAAGAGTAATTAACCCTACATTTGGATCGGGTTTAAGAGAACTTTTATTTGAACCTATTACGGGTGATTTAAATGCTGCTATACGAGAATTAATTGTAGATGGTGTTAGCCAATTTTTTCCTAATGTAATAATTAATTCATTAGGAGTTCAACAAAACCCAGAACAATCTACAATAACTATAATATTAAATTATTCAGTAATTAATACTAATATCCAAGACGAAATTCAAATAAATGTAAATAATGGCGGAGTCTAAACAAGTACAATATTTAAATAAAGATTTTGATGGTTTTAAGGAAAAACTATTGGAATTTGCCGAAATCTATTACCCTAATACTTATAATGATTTCTCGGAAAATTCGGCCGGGTTAATGTTAGTTGAAATGGCCTCATATGTGGGTGATGTTTTATCTTTTTATGCCGATAATCAAGTACAAGAAAATTTTGTAGAATTTGCTACACGAAAAAGTAATTTGTTATCATTAGCTTATAATAGTGGGTATTTTCCCCAAGTAACTAATGCATCAACAGCAGATGTGGAAGTTTTTCAATTAATTCCTTCCACAATAACCGCAGGTTCGGTTCAACCCGACTTTAATTATTCTTTAATTGTACAAGAAGGAGCACAACTTACAGCTGGAAGTGGAGGTAGTAACTTTTTTTATATAGAAGATAAAATTGATTTTTCAATTTCAAGTAGTTCCGATCCAACAGACATTTCAGTTTATTCAGTTGATTCAGATGATAATCCTAATTTTTATCTATTAAAGAAAACTAAAAAAGCTGTATCAGGTCAGTTTAAACAAACCACATTCCAATTTGGATCTCCAGAAAAATTTCCTACTATTGAAATAGAGGATACTAATATTATTAAAGTTACTCAAGTTAATGATGGTGATGATAGACTATATTATGAAGTTCCTTTCTTAGCACAAGAAACTATATTTGACCCTCAACAAAATATAGCTGCTAACGATCCTAACTTTTCACAATATAATGATACTACCCCATTTTTATTAAAAATAAGAAAAGTACCTTATAGATATATAGCAAGATATAAAACTGATAATAAATTAGAACTCCAATTTGGTTCAGGTATATCTTCAGGACCAGATGAAGAAATAATCCCTAATCCTGATAATGTAGGTTTAGGATTACCATATGGGGTAGATAAATTAACTACAGCATTTGATCCTTCTAACTTTTTATTTACTAAGGCCTATGGTGTAGCCCCATCTAATACAACTTTAACAGTAAATTATTTAGTAGGAGGAGGAGCAACATCTAATGTACCCGCTAACACTATAACAACTTTTAACTCTGGTAGTTTCTCATTTTTTGGAGCAAATTTAGATAATACATTACAAAACACAGTAAGAGATTCTTTAGCATTTAATAACCCCTCACCTGCAACGGGAGGAGGAGACGGAGATTCAAAAGAAGATATTAGATTAAATACTATATCTCAATATCCTACTCAATTAAGAACCGTTACTAAAGATGATTATATGGTAAGATCTTTATCTTTACCATCTCAATTTGGTGTAGTATATAAATCTTATATAACACAAGAAAATGAACAAATAAGTGATAAACTTCCTGTTTATGATGAACATAATACTAATGCTTTATGTTTGCATATATTATCAAAGGATTCAGAAGGTAAAGTTGCTAATTGTGACCCAGCTTTAAAACAAAACTTAAAAACTTATTTAGCAGAATATAGAATGCTGACTGATTCTGTTCATATAAAAGATGCTTTTATTATTAATATAGGTGTTAATTTTGATGTAATTTTACTACCTAATTATAACAATAGTTTAGTATTAAATAACATTATAACGGGGTTAATAGAATTTTTTGATACAGATAAAATGCAAATTAATCAACCTATCATAATTAATAATGTTAGAAATGTAATAGATACTGTTGAGGGAGTTCAAACCGTAAAAAGATTAGAAATAGTAAATAAAGTAGGAGAAAGTGGAGGATATTCACCCTTTGCCTATGATATAAAGGGAGCTACTATAGATGAAATATTATATCCTTGTTTGGATCCATCTATTTTTGAAGTTAAATTCCCATTAGCAGATATTCAAGGTAAAGTAGTAACAAACTAAAAAAATGGCAGTATATAAAATATTTCCCGAAAAAGATACAACTATATTATCTCAATTTCCCGCTCAAAATACGGGTAGGGATGAGATATTAGATATTTCAAATTATAATGGTATTAATATAAATTCATCTGCAGCGGGAGATTTACCGGCTGTAGCTCGTTCTTTAATACAATTTAAACAAAGTACAATTGATAATACTGTTGATAATAAAATAGGTTCAAATAATTATGAAGCCAATTTAAGAGTATTTTTAGCTAATGCGGAGAATGCTCCTTTAGAATATGAAATATATGCTTATCCTGTTTCAGGAGCTTGGAACATGGGAACTGGTAGAGTAAGTGATTCTCCTAAAACCGAAGATGGTTGTTGTTGGGGATTTAGATCAGCTTCTGGTTCAAATTCTTGGACTGCTAGTGCATTTACTAATTTTGTAACTGCATCTTATACAACAGCAGTAGGTGGAGGAAATTGGTATACGGGATCAACTACAGTTAATCCAGAAGCATCACAATCTTTTAAATATATTAGTGATAAGGATATTTCCTTAAATGTAACTAATGCTGTAAAATTATGGACTGCCGCAAGTTTTTCAAATGATGGGTTTATATTAAAGTTAGGTGATGAACATGAATTTGTAGATGAATATGTTGAAACACAATATTTTTCTATGGATACACACACAATATACCCTCCTGAATTAGAATTTAAGTGGGATGATAGTTCATATGATACTCCTTTAACCCCTGTAACATCTAGTGATTTTGTTATTGGGTTTACAAATTTAAAAGAAGAATTTGAAGATCAATCTGTTTATAAATTTAGAGTAAAAGCAAGAGATACATTCCCGGCTAGAACATTTCAATCTAGTTCAGTTTATTTAAATGCAAAAGTATTACCAACTTCTTCTTATTGGGGTCTAAAGGATATAAAAACTGACCAAATGGTAATAGATTTTGATACTTCATACACTAAAATAAGTGCGGATAGTGGTAGTAATTTCTTTAAAGTTTATATGGATGGTTTAGAACCTGAAAGGTACTATCAATTAATGATTAAATCTCAAGTAGGAGATGAAACTCTAGTATTTGAAGATAAAGGTAACTATTTTAAAGTTGTTAGATAATGGCAAAACAGGAAATACAATTAACGAAAGAAGTTTATGGTAAGGTTTCTTACCCTAAAATTGTAAACACTGAATTTTCAGAGTTAGTAACAGTAGAAGATACCGAATTAGTAGGACCCGATCCTATGACTGTAGCTGAATTTTTTGATGAATATGATAGATTATTCTTTCAAATACCCAGAAATGGAGCTAATGGTTCTCATGAGGAATTAGTAGCAAGAAGTTCATCTTATATAGGCATATCAGGTCAAGCTGATGAAATTCAAGCTTTACTAGATGAAATAAATAGTTTAAGAATACAATTGCTTACTGCACAACAAGAAATAGTAAATTTATCTACTAGTGTATAATGGAAGAAATAAAGGTAATATCCACTGGATCGGCTAATTTTGTAAATCAAAATTACAACCCAAAAGATGAAAATCTATTTAATAGTTTCTCATTAAATAGAGATTTTGGTGCACCTCAAGATGTTATAGAATTACATATTTTTGATGGAGGAGGATTATTACTAACTTCATCTTATGATTTTAGAAACTTCCAAACCCAAGCAACAACCGATCCATCTTCTAGTTTTTTTAATAAAATTCTTGTAGATCCCGAAGAAGATGTAAAAAACTTAGGTTATGATGCAGGGACATTCAATACAACTTATTACCCATATAGAAATTTATTCTTAAGTAATGAAGAAAGAAGATTCTTTATTAAAGAAATATCCGATGATAGAACAGAATTAAGAATAGTAACTAATGAATTATCATATGAGGCATTAAGTACTTCATATTTTAATTATATAAATTCCAAAACCAACAAGAGTTTTTATTCGGATTTTCTTTTAAATTTTGGTGATAATAATACTATATTAGGTGTAAATACTTTATTAGATACTTCACTTACTACTGAACCTAGTATTTTTATAAAATTATATGAACCTCTTCCTGATAGTTTACAATTAAAAGATACACTTTGGGTATCGGAACAAGTATCCGATCCTTTTTCTTTTAAAGTAGACATAAATATTTTACCTGAAGAGGAAGAAGATGAAACAATATTACTAAGAGGACCTAATACTAATGTTGATTTAAACTTACAAACTAATGTAACTACTAAATATCTAAATGTAAGTGAAATTTTAGATAGTCCCTTAACTTCTTCATTACAACAAATAAAATCAATCCTAGAAGAAAAAAGTATAGACATTAATATAGACTATACTGATTATAAAAATTTTGTACATTTTTCTTCTGCCTATCAAAGATTAGAAAATTTTAGAGAAAAATTAATTCTAATTGAAAGATTTCAATCCGATATTAACCAATTAAAAGGAGTAGGGCCTCTTACTAATAAAACCTTTATATCTTCTTCGGAAGCTACTTTACAAAATAACCTAGATAAAGTAATTGAACAATTTGATGGATATGAATTTTTCTTATACTTTACATCTGGTTCCAAAGCTTGGCCTAAATCCGGCTCTAATATAGCTCCTTTTATTAATGCACCTGTAAATTCAACTTCTGCTTTAGATTGGTATGGTTCAGAAGATGAAAGCAGTGACTTTTTTGGAGGTCAAATTTTATCTGCCTCATTATATAATGATACAAATAGAAATTATATTTGGAATACCTTACCCGCTTATATAAAAGAAGATCCTCAAAATACTAATTTAGAACTTTTATCTTCTATGTTAGGTCAACATTTTGATACTTTATGGACATATACCAGAGCAATAGGTGATATAAAAGATAATGATAATAGAATAGATAAAGGTATATCAAAAGATTTAGTAGCAGATACTTTAAGATCCTTAGGTATAAAACTTTATACTTCTAATAGAACTAATGAAAACCTATTTCAGGACCTATTAGGATTATC